CATTCTGCTTATACGTCTCCTGTTGGTAGCACTCCCGCCAGCATTGCCGCCGCGAGCGCGATGCACTCACAATCCCAGAGGTGGTTCGGCTTGCCGCTGATGCGAACCCATCTTTGCTCGACCTGTTTTGTTTTTGCGTTGATCACATCTTTTTTTATTTCGGACAGCATTTGCTTTCGGTATTCGTCGCTGACATCTCGCGGAACCTCCCACGCGACTGCGGTCTCGACTTGGCGTAATGCCGAGAGCTTATCCTTGACTCCTTCGTTTGCGAAAAAAAAGTATGCCGCCTTCAGTCCGTGCGACCCAGCCTGGGCTGCTTCGATCTTTGACACGAAGCGTCTGACTCTGCGCTCCTGCGCTTGATGCCAAAATCCATCCTGCCCCGAGCCGTGCGATGCCGTCCATCCGCGCCGAGCACATTGCTCGTAGACGACCGGCGTGTCGTAGCCAGCATCCACAACATTGCACCGCGCTGGCACTCCGTATTGAGCAGAGATCGCGTCGAGCGTCTCCCACGTCAGCGGCCTGCTCTCGTGCAGGAGTCGCGACGACCCGTCAGCGCGAAACGCCCGGACAACGCACCAGAAGTGATCGCGTTGTTTGTCGACGGCCATAAATCGATGCACCTCGCCGTCGAGCTTCTGGCCTTCGACATATTCGCTCTTGCTGTAGTCCGCGCACGCGATCTCCGGCATGTCGCTCGTGACCTCCTCGACCCAGACTTGCGCTTTGCGCTTCTGGATAAATTGACGCAACGGATCGGTGTTCCCGCTGTGCTTCGCTTCATTCGCTTCCAGAAATTCTCGCACGAGAGAAAACCAAGGAATCCACCACACTGCGTATGCTGGAATCTCAAACGAACGCACGCCCCGCACCGGATGTGGATTGAGCGGTCGGTAGCTGGCCGTGCCGGCAAGTGTGCGCCGCTCGCTCGCGTTGTCTCGGTATTCGGCCTTGCAGTTTTCGCAGGTCAACCGGATCGAGTCCTGCAATCGATCCCACAACCACACGCCTTTCTCGTCCTTCGCGTCGTTGTCCCAGGTTATCGCATCGAACAGGTATCTCTGCCAGTGTTTGCAGGCTGGGCACTCCCAGCCGTAAACCTCCCGCGTGCCGCTCTCCCACTCCTCGCTCGACTCGTGCGTCGAGTCCCAGCCCTGCGAGACGAGAATGGTCTTCCGATTCCATCGGTCGTGGTGTCGAGCTTTTAACTCTCTGATCATTCCGTTCTTCCACCGCCACACTTCGTCCCCGATGCAGTAGCGCATGGATTTTTCTTGAAGATTTGTAATGTTCGCGCCGCCTGCAAAGAGCACCATGTGCGGAAAAAGAATCGTCGTCTTGCGTAGCGCGTGCCGGTCTTCCGGGAAGAGCGAGTGCACCGGCTCGCACTCGCGAAAGATCGGCAGCAGTCGCGACTCCGTCCAGTCCTTAACCATGTCGTCCGTCTGCCCGACGAACAAAGTCGGCCCTGGCTTCTGCGCGACAATGAAGCACGCCAGCGTTTCCATATAGGTCGTCTTGCCTGCTCCAGTCGCAGCGCGGATGAATAGCTGCGTGGTCTCGTCGTCTGTCGCGGCAAGCAGCGGCTCGTTCATCCACGGCGCAACAGTGCGGTCGAATCGGCTCGCCCTGTCGCTGGCGGGGAATCTTACGTTCGCCTCTGCCCAGTCCAGCACCGTCCCGCTGTAGGCGAGCCGTATGCCCTGACAGATTCCTTGAGCAAGTGGGTTCATTTCATTCCAAAGATTTGCTTGAGCACATCAATATTTCCCGCCTGCGGAACTCTCTTGATCGGCTCCTCCTCTCCGTCGTGGAATGCAACATCCCAAGTTGTGTCGAACATCTTGCGCAGCCCAGCCGCTGTCATCGTGACCGTTCCTTCACTGTCAAATGAAGGATTGCGTTTTGAGTAAATTTTCCAAAGTTCTTTTTTTGTCATGCCTTCTCAATCTCCTGTTTTATCTCCGCCAAAATTTGCTGCGTGCGCTCGTGCAACTTCTTGCGCAGCGTCGGCTCGTCCAGCCCGGCCAGCGCACCGCTCGCATCGTTCACCAACGCGGCGAGCTTCGCGCTGAAGATCGCGCCGATACGGATTCCGGTTTCGCGGACGGAACCGATTTCGACATACTCGCTTTTGCTGATCGCGTTCGTCAGTTCGATGCGCTCACACTCCAGCAGGATTTTACGCAGTCGCGCATCGTTTAACGATGCCGGTGCTTGGTCTCCTTTGCCCTGCTTCTCCAGGTAATTCTTGCGCCACTCGCTCGCTGCCTCGATCGATGTCAACGGCATGCCCTGCTTGCAGAGGTAGCTGATGTTCGGCTGCGTCATCCCCCACGCCTTCGCCAATGCAACCTGCGAGATCGGCCCGTCCGGTTTCTGCTCGCGCTCCTTCGCAAACTCCTCGGCCATCTTCGCCTCCCGTGCCGACAGCGTCTTCCCATCCTTCAGCTTTTGAAGGATGTTTTTGAACTCGGCTTCGCGAATTTTGCGCGAGAGATCGGGTTTAGGCTTGGCTTCGGCGGCGGGGGTCATGGCTTACGGCAACTCTCTGGAAGGATTTTTGGAGCGCAGTTGTTGTAAGTGATGAAATGATGCAGGCGTGCATGTTCTGTGTTCATCTCATGAACCTTGGTGCAAGATGGTGCCTGCATGACTGTGTAAAAGGATTTCAAGTAAGTTCCATTTTCTGCGTAGGTGTCACTCATGCCACCCTTGGCCGCTTGTGTTGCAATCTGCCATATCCTGAGAAATTGAATCTGCAAAAATACACCGCCTTGCACCCCACCTTGAACGTAACAAGAACAGTCCTCATTCATGTGTCCCGCGAAACGAAGCGGCTTTTCAGTGTCGCAAAACCATGAGTTCATGCACTTGCGTTTTGCTTTTATTACAGGCCAAATTCCTGCCTGTTTGCCGCCCCCGATGAAGTCTCCCCCTTGCGCCCATGCGATTGATGCAACTTTAGACGCTTCCAAAAACTTAAAACAACTCTCGAAAAGCGATTGCAAACTGCCGTCCTTGCATATTTTTTTTTGTCCTTCATATTGCCACATATGATTAAAGACATACCCGAACCTGGTGTAATCATCATCTAGCTGAATGAACCAACGATATCCAAGTTTTTTTGCTACATTATAGCAGGCGTTACGTGCATAGACTATTGCCTTGCGGTGCGGGAAGTTGTCGCATACATCCGTCTTTGCTGCCAACTCGGCTTTGTCGAACACCTGCACCATGTCGCCAAATCTTTCATGATAGCCAGCCGCCTGCTTGTCCTCGTTGTCGATCAAAATGCACAACGGACCCTCGTAGCCTTGCTTTCTCAAACTGTCATAAGTCAGCACTCGATCCGGTCTGCCATGACTCATAATGATCGGCAGATATTTCATTCCTCGCCCTCGCCGTATTCGGTGATGTAGCTATTCCGTATTTCCTCCGTCAACCTGACATACCCATCTTGAATAGCCTTGTTAAAGTCGATGAACACCAGCGCGGAATCCTCAAAGAATCTTTGCACAGGTCTCTCGCTGTGCGCATAATACTCGGCAATCTTGCCATAATCAAAAACAAGGTGCCGCTGTGCGGCTGCAATCAAAAAGGCTTTTTCATCCTCTGGTAAATTTGCTTCTTGAATAGCCTGCGCCAATTTGATTGTTTTCTCTGAGTTGCAAAGTTCTTTTATACTCGGCTTCGGTCCTTGTGGGGTGTAAATCGGGGCTTCGATTTTGCGTGAGTAGGGTTCTTCTTTTTCGCCATCTTTATTGCCTGCGCCGTCACCGCCAATGTCAACCTCAAGATCGGCTAAATCCTCCGCGCTAAACCCGATATCCTCAAGTGGAATGTCTAACTCCTCCAATTCCAGCTTGAGCATTTCCAAGTCCCACCCGCCGCCTATCTCGGCGAGGCGGTTGTCGGTGAGGATGTAAGCGCGGCGTTGCGTGTCGCTCAAGTGGCCCAATCGAATGCATGGCACATCGACAAGGCCGAGTTGCTGCGCGGCAAGAACGCGACCATGACCGGCGATGATGCCGTTGTCCTTGTCGATCAGCACCGGGTTGGTAAAGCCGAACTCTCTGATTG